GGGAACATATAAGGCATCACCAAAACCCTCCAGCCCGTAGGCTGTGGCAGGCGTTCCTTAAGGCTTTTCGATAGTCTGGAAGGGTCTAGATACTTATCTTTCTCTTCGACATAGGCATTTGCTATCGAATGTTCGGCTTTCTCACTTTCTGCGATGTGCTCAGGTACTAATAAGGGACTGCTCACTCGTCATCCTCCGATCTCAGGGTGTCCTTGACCTCTTGCTCGGCAAACTCGAGCCCTGACAGCTCGCCGACCAATTGGCGGTAACTCTCCATATTCTTGGGAGTACCGTGTAAAATCGCATGCTCAGTTAACTTTATCCTATCCTGAATGGCCCTGAGGACAGAATAGGCAAATGTTACGGGGTCAGCCATATCTTTCAAACACCGCACATTCCTTCACATTCTTCCCCAAAAAGTGTCCCTTGACCACGATCCTCAGGGGTTATTAAGTCTATCTCTGAAAGGGGAACACAAGACCTGTGTAGAAAAGTTGGCCTGTCCATTCCGCCAGCCCATCGAATAGCGGCATCAAACTCAATAGCATCCTGCCACTCGTCTGGCCGCGTATCACGCATCTCACGCCATTCTGTGTTTGAGTGAAAAGGGCAACCAATACAGGCACAACGAGGAGGTTTGGGATACGAATGTTTGTCCATCCACTGGAGACAGTCCGATCTAGCCATCCCATGCTCCATTGCAAGTGGGAAACGATGTGATTTCCATCGATCCCTACTCGGCTTCATGCGCGAGGACTCATCCCGTGAAATTCCCATCCACTGACAAATCACTGGCTCTTTGGGAGTTCGCTGCCTGAACTTAAGACCCAGTATTTCCTGTTTCATGTGCTTATTGAGCGGAGAAATCTTGTACTCCGCTGTACACTGTCTAGTGACGCGCCCTTCACGAATCTCCTCGGGGGATTTGGTGAAATAAGGTAGCGCAGCCCATCGTTGCCCCTTCTTTTTTGTACCGCGCACATGAGCATCAACTTGGTCGGTTCTACTATTCCCCGCTGTGACCCGCACTACCGGGAATGGCAACCATTTCTCCAATTGGTCGAGCCATTCATAAACCGCCTTCGGCTCCCAGCCGGTATCAGCAAATATGGCGCAGATGGGCATGGGTTCTATCTCACCGTGTGCCGCCATCAAGGCCATTGTGGACGATTGAACGCCAGCCCCTAACGAGATGATATGAATCACTTAGCTCTCCTTTATACTGAAACCACGAATCTTAGTATACCTTCAGAATGTTCCTTTGAAATTAGTAACTAAACCACCTTCAGCTTTTTTGGTTGACCGCTTCTTAGGGAGTCCCGCTCTAACTGCCTCATGTCTCCGTCTTTTCAGTTCCTCTATTTCCTCATCAATATCCTCAATATTTTCGTGTATAACGTTTAAATAATGCCCAGTAACACCACCCGCAGCGGCCATTGCTCCATATGCTTTAACCTCTTGTCCTGTTTTCGTCTTCGCTAACTTCGCTAACTTCGCTAACTTCGCTTCCTCTTTTGCTTTTGCAAGTCGATTTCGTCGCAGCCTCACGAAAGATATCCCACCTTGTCCTGTTTGACCTGTACCTTTAACTGTTCCAATTCCCCCGACAACAGGGCGTGTGGGAGGAGGTAAACCACCTTTCATCAGATTATCCTCTTATATACTGAAACCACGAAATATAAGTCCTTTTATCTACTTTACAGTCCCACCAGATGAAAATTCAGATGGAAAGGATATGCTCATATTATCAATAACAGAAACATCAAAATCCCCGTGTGCGAGCAAGCATTCTTTAATTTCGTGTTCCAAATGCTCGTGATATAACTCTTCTATCATAGACTGCTTAACTACGCCCATTTAATAATTCCCCTTAAAACCCTTACCTTTGACCGCTCCGCCCTTGGCGTACTTAATAGGATCACGCTTCTCATGCGCCATCCCACCGCCCATGTAGCCTAGCTCATCCACCTCGCCCACCATAAAACCACCTGGGACTTCCTCAACAACACCACCAACCTCGTCCCGGTAACGTTGTGCCGACATCGGGTCCGGATAAACCACGTTTCTTGGCATCAGAACATCCTCGTAACTTTTTTAGCCGTCTCACGGTCCTTACGAGATATAAGGTTACCGCCTTCGTTACGCTCCTTCTTCTTAGAAGGCTTTCCTCTACTGTCCCCTTGTAACTTTTCGGTTATCATTTTTTTCTCGACCTTCTTCTTAGAAGGCTTTCCTCTACTGTCCCCTTGTAACTTTTCGGTTATCATTTCTTTCTTCTTAGCCATCAGAATGTCCCCTTACCGTTATTGTTGTTGAAATAACGACCGCGAACCTGAAACTCAGTACCTTGGATAAGCTGCTCAGTACCGCCATCTAACTTCTTACGACCCCACTCCACGGGAACATCCTCGGACCCATGCGTGACGTCATAAGCCATCCCACCATGCTCCATTTTCTTTGGCTTTTTCACAAGACCACCTCTATTCAGTTGTGTTCCACGTGGAACATCTTCCACATTACTAATAGTACCTTTGTTCTTAGAAGCATAGAAAACACTTTCGCCCTTATCAGCGCCATACTTACCCTTCATATTGCGCATGATATCCCGGCCCTTCTTGTTAAGCGGCATATCTACTCTCCTCGACCACTGCCCATCGTACCAATCCTCTCAAGATTAACATCAGCCCTAAGCAACGCAATGTCTTCCTGCGAATCCATCTTCTCACGAGTCAAATCTTGACGCTCTCCCTCACGCTGCTCCTCAAACGCCTGCTTGGAAGCAAACTCATCGGCCTTGCGCTGCAGGTCCAGAGCCTTGATGTCGAGCTCCTTGTCACGTAGCTGCACAAGCGGGTCGATCTCGCCACCGGGCGGCGGCAACAATACAGCCATAACCTCTTCGGTGTACTGCGCAATGTACTGCGCAACCTTGGCCTCCACGTCAACCTGCATCTGCTGCTGAGACTCTTGTGGAGAAATCTGCCCCGTAGCCTGCATCTGTTGCATCTGCTGAGCTTGCTGCATCATCTCGGCTTGCGCAACTCCTCGAGCCTTAAACGCAATATGCTCGCACAAATGCGCCTGAAGTAATGCAAAAATAGCAGGAGTCGCAGCGGGCGTTGGCGTCTTCATAAACATAAGATGCGCAGCTATGTGCGCGTCATGATCCTGCGTCGGGAACGCCTGTAACGTCTCCTGAATAATGGACTTGGCATTCTCTATCGCTGGATCGGTAGGCTGCGGAGGCACGGGCGTCGGTAAAACACCCTCAATATTCGGAACGCCAATAGCCTCATAAATGCGCCGATAAGCCTCGTACAAATTGTGCATTTGCGGATTGCTTTGAGCCAACTGCAACTGCGTCTGAGCAAGCGCCAGCCTTTGCGACATCGAAAAGATGTTGGGATCACTAACAGGCATGATATCAACACGGTCGTCAAAATCTGTCTGCTTAATCATGGTTTCAGCACCCCAGACGTTATAGGGGTACATGGGCGGCAAAGATTCAGCAAATACCCTGGCCAGCATCTTAAATTCAATCTTTTGAGCGTAATGCAGCCGCTTGTGGACCGCCGACATCACCTTAGAACCGCGCTCGAGCAGCGCCACCGTGGTTCCAACCGCCGCCTGCTGGTTGCCATCGCCCACCTGTAGGTCGGCAATGGCCGCAAACCGCTGGCCCGCAGCAACTACAAAGCCCAAAAGCTGCATTAAAGTCTGGGACGGCTCCTTATACGGCAACGGGAGGATACTTTGGCTGAGAACTCCACCAGGAACGTCAATATCACGGAATTCACCAGGAGAAAGAGGCACATCAGCATCACGAATGCGGATACCGCGAGCCTTAAAACCAGCGGGAAGATTTGCCAATGTCCCAGCATCAATAAGCTGCCTCAAAATGGAGGTCGCAGAGCGCCCCAACCCCCCAATCATGTGCAAAAGTCCAAAACCGTAAAACCCAAGCCCCGGAAGAAACTTATAATGCGTGAAATAAGGGATTTTGCGGAAAAATTCGTCACCTTCGCGCCAATTTCGCCGTATTGAGAGGATTTTCGAGCTTCCTTCGTCCATTGTAACGATATATGGCAACTTTATACCCGTCGGCTCGCCATCAAGCGGACTGACATGCTCAAAACCAGGTAGATCTAGGTCCGTATGTACCTCTAGAAGCGTACAATCCTTGTCATCTATGGTTTTTTGGATACCGGACAGCTCCCTTTCCTTGTCCCTGAGCTCATCGTCCTGATCATACGGCACCAACTCCACTTCCCGGTAAAACCCACCAGCCTGAAACTTACGAACATCATTCTCCGACATGCGAATTACATGCGTAATCCGAGCAGCAGAGTTCAAATCAGTCGCATTGTAAGGAACTACGAGATCGTCAGCCGGCACGAACCGTGCCACAGCCCGATCCAGAAGATCATCGAAGTAAACTTTCTTAAAAGCACTCCCGGCTAACGGCAAATAAAACAATAAACGATCAGTCTCCGGGTCAAACTCCTCCATTACATGAATAATTTGATAATTCATGAACTCCTTGACGCGCTCAGACTGCGCCTCAGTCTCAGGAGTGGATACCCCTATAATCTGTGTCCGTACCGGCCCTGAACTAGGCAAAAGCTCCTTGTAAGCCTGCGCTTGAAACTGCGTCACCGCCTCTGCAATCACCGGGTGAGTAACACCGCTCGAACCCCTAA